TTGCTACTGCACAAGATAAAGCAAACGCAAGTGGCACAGGAACAGCAAGAGGAACTACAAAGGCAAATGCTGGCGTACCGTTCTTATTAACTTCACAAAGAGATTTATCAGACACATTCGGAGATCCATTATTTTATACGGATTCAAACAACAATCCAATACACGGTGGAGAATTAAACGAATATGGTCTACAAGCGGCTTATTCATATTTAGGCGTTAGCAACAGAGCATTCGTTGTTAGAGCAGATATTGACTTAGGCGAATTACAAGCAACTGCAACAGCACCAGCGGCTAATCCAAAAGATGGCACTTACTGGTTTGACACACAGATTTCAAGATTTGGAATTTTTGAGTGGAATGGTAACGCGGCAACTACAAAAGGTGGTCAGCAGTTTACAAACAAAGTTGCTACTGTAATTACAGACAGCACAAAATTAGTAGGCGGACAAAGCACAGGCGCTCCTAAACCTTCTGTTGGACAAATAGGGGACTATGTGGTTGTAGCAACTACTACTATTAACAAAACATTTTACAAAAACTACGAAGGTACTTGGGTAAAAATTGGAACTGATGCCTGGATTGCATCTTGGCCAGTAGCAATTGGTTCTGCATCTAACCCAACAGTAACAAGTGGTAAAACTTTAACTATCAACGGTGACACAATCACTTCTGGTGCAGACGCGGCGTCAGTTGTAACTGCAATTAACACAGCAGGTTCTGGTAACGGTTACAAAGCAGAACTTATTGATAGTAAAATTAATTTATTCTCAACAGATGGTACAAACTTGGTTGTTGCAGATGGTACAGGATTAGCGGCTGAGATTGGGGTTACAGCGGCAACTTACTATGCACCACAATTAAGTGTTGGACCACACACTTCAATTCCAGAGTTTAAAACAACTGATGCAAATCCAAGACCAAGTGGATCTATTTGGTTTAAAACAACAGATCAAAACTTAGGTGCTAAACTTTCAGTTAAAGAGTGGAACGACACTACAAAACTTTGGGTTACAAGAAGTGTACCAGTTTACGAAAGCAACCACGTTGCACTGAAAAACTTAGACAGTACAGGCGGTGGTGTAAATCTTTCAATAGATACTCACTATGCACAATCAAATGTAACTGAAGGCACAGACAAAGAGTTTGACTTTACATTGTTCAAACGTTCAAACACAGGTTCAACTAAAATTGTATCTGATGTAATTGCAAGTCAATTAAGTGCTTCAACTTATACATTTACTATGCAAGAGTCAATTACAAATCAAGCAACACTAAACGCGGCAGTAACAGTTAGTGTAACAACTACTGGTGCATCATCAGATGCTGATGAAGTAGCAGGCCAAATTAATGCGGCAGGTTTTACTAACATTGTTGCAAGTGTTGATAGTTCAAACAAAATTGTAATTGAACACAATGACGGTGGAGACATTAGAATTGTTGACACTTCAGGTTTATTAACATTAGCAGGTTACACACCATACGTTGATGCAAACACAGGTACAGCAAACTTATACTATGTACCAGGTACATCAAGTGCTACTAATCCTAAGCAGTACATGGCGTCTAACTGGCAAACACTTTCATACACAGCAAGTGACGATGCTCCGACACAAACAGCAGAAGACGGTCAGTTGTGGTACAACTCAATTGTAGACGAAGCGGACATTATGATCCACAATGGTACTACTTGGGTAGGTTACCAGAACTACAATTCAGGTAGTGTTAACTACAATACAACATCACCAGATGGTCCGATTGTGTCAGCAACAGAGCCAACTAAACAATCAGATGGTTCAAATCTTGCAGACGGTGATATTTGGATTTCAACAGCAGACCTTGAAAATTACCCAATAATTTACCAATACAACGGTACTACTTTAAAATGGGTATTAAGAGATAATGCAGATCAAACTACAGACAACGGTGTATTATTTGCAGACGCAAGATACAATACATCAGGTGCTAACAGCGGAACAGCAGGAACTATTAAAGACTTGTTAACAAGTAACTACTTAGATCCAGATGCTCCAGATCCTGCACTATATCCAAAAGGTATGATGCTTTTCAATCTAAGACGTTCAGGTTTCAATGTTAAGAAATTTGTACGTAACTACATTGACACTGCTGAAGACAATGGTAGACAAGCAGACGAGTCAATGAGTGCTTACTATCCACACAGATGGGTAACTGAAAGTGCTAACCAACAAGACGGTTCAGGTACATTCGGTCGTAAGGCACAGAGAAAAGTTGTAGTACAGGCTTTACAAGCATTAATGAACAGCAACCAAGAGATTAGAGATAACGAATCAAGAATCTTTAACTTAATGGCAACACCAGGTTATCCAGAACTAATTGGTGAAATGGTATCACTTAACAATGACAGAGGATTAACAGCATTTATCGTTGGTGATTCTCCAATGAGATTGGCAAGCGATGCAACTACAATTAACAACTGGGCAACTAACGTAAATGTTGCAGTTGAAGATAACGACAATGGATTAGTTACAAGAGATGAGTACTTAGGTGTGTTTTATCCTAACTTATTCACAAGTGATAATGCAGGTAACAATGTAGTTGTTCCAGCATCACATGGTATCTTAAGAACTATTGCATTAAGCGATCAAGTTTCGTTTCCATGGTTTGCACCAGCAGGTACAAGACGTGGTGGCATAACTAACGCTTCGGCGGCTGGCTTTATTGATGGCGAAGGCGAATTTAAATCAATTGCTCTTAACGAAGGTCAAAGAGATACATTATACAGCAACGCAGTTAACCCTGTAACATTCTTAACAGGTGCTGGACTTGTAAACTTTGGTCAGAAAACAAGAGCCAAGAATGCAAGTTCGTTGGACAGAATCAATGTTGCAAGATTAGTGATTTACTTACGTTCACAATTAAACAAACTTGCTAAACCTTATATCTTTGAACCAAATGACAAGATCACAAGGGACGAGATTAAACAGCAAGTAGATAGTTTATTACTTGAACTTGTAGGTCAAAGAGCACTTTACGATTTCTTAGTAGTGTGTGATGAAAGTAACAACACACCAACAAGAATCGATCGTAACGAACTATATGTAGACATAGCGATTGAACCAGTGAAAGCAGTGGAGTTTATTTACATTCCATTAAGACTTAAAAACACTGGAGAAATAGCGGGCCTATAATATGATAAATAAAAGTAATAGGAGCACATAATGGCAATTTCATCACTCTCAAGGTTAACAGTTCCATTAGATTCAAATGCATCAGCATCGAATCAAGGATTGTTAATGCCAAAACTGCAATACCGCTTTAGGGTATCGCTTGAAAATTTCGGTGTATCGACTCCAACTACAGAGTTAACAAAACAAGTAGTTGATGTTTCAAGACCAAACGTATCCTTTGAGCAAATTACACTTGATGTATATAACTCAAAAGTATATTTGGCTGGTAAACATACATGGGAGCCAATCACACTTAACTTACGTGAAGACGTTTCAAACAATGTACAGAAACTTGTTGGTGAACAACTTCAGAAACAATTTGACTTTTTCGAACAGTCAAGTGCGGCATCTGGAGCAGACTACAAATTCGTTACAAGAATCGAAATACTCGATGGTGGTAATGGAGCCAATACAGCAGGTGTATTAGAGACTTTTGAATTGTACGGTTGTTATCTTGAGAGTGCAAACTACAATCAGTTGGCTTATGCTACATCAGACGCTGTGACAGTTGCACTTACAATAAGATACGATAATGCAATCCAAACACCACAAGGAACAGGTGTAGGTACAGCAGTAGGAAGAACTGTAAACACTCTCGTAACAGGTGGCGGTTCAACGTAATATTAATTTATAAACACAGTGAAAAAGGCGCTTCGGCGCCTTTTTTATTATCTACCCACTTTTCCCATTAGATAAATATTAGTATGGCAAACAAATTAACACCATTTCTTGATAATTTAGTAAGTGGAGCATTAAATCCAAAAGGTAATCTTGGTGACTATCAACACGCCGCAAGATTGTATGTAGATGACGCATTTAAGTTTGCGCCTAAACAAAAGTTTTTATATCATGTTGCATTTAATATAAACAGAGATGCATCAGCAGTTATTCCACAACTAACTGAAAAGCATAGCAACACAATTAATATGCTTGTTAAAAGAGTTGACTTACCTAAGTTTGATATACAGACAGAAGTCAAACACAGTTACAATAGAAAAAGAGTTTTACAAAAAAGAATTGATTATAGTCCTTGCACTGTTACTTTCCACGATGATAATTTTGGATTGACAACAGCAATGTGGGAAGCATATTATAGATATTATTATAAAGATGGAAACTATGCATCAGTTGATCAAGCAGGTGCACCAACAACTGTAAGTGCGGCGTATAATAGAGCAAACACTTATGGTAGTGAAAAACAAAATTCATTTAGATATGGTTTTGATAATGATAGTTTCAAACCTTTCTTTGACAGTATTATTGTATATCAAATGTCAAGAAAGAGATACACTGCATTTACACTTGTAAATCCTATTATACAAAGTTGGCAACATGATTCAATGGATCAATCAGTAAGTGATCCTGTTGAAAGTTCAATGTCGCTTCAATTTGAAACAGTATGGTATTCAAGGGGTCCTGTTACGGAAGGCGCGGCTCCTAAAGGATTTGCAACTGAACATTATGATAAGACACCAAGTCCGCTTTCATTAGGTGGAGGCGGAACATCAAGTCTGTTTGGTGTAGGTGGTGTAGCCTCAGGTGCGGCTGATGTGTTTAATGATATAACAAGTGGTAATGCATTTAGTTCACCTGGTGCATTGTTAGGCACAGTTTTAAAAGCGGCCAACACAGCCACTAATGCAAAAAGTTTAAGCAAAGACGGTGTTAGACAAGAAGGCTTTGGAATACTTAAAGGTGCTATTGGAGATGTAGCAGGTATTAATGTTGGCGGAGTTGCTAACAGTGTATTTCCTAAAAGCGGAGGCAGTGGTGGATTAAACAGTATTACTCAAGCAGTAGCAGGTGTAAGTGCCGTTGCCGCTGTTGCAAATTTAGTTAACTCAACAAGTTTATCAGAAGCAAGAGATACACTTACTAATAATCCTGATGCGTTAGCAGACTTAACAAAGTCAACAACATTTAAGAAGTCACATTTACAGGGTGGTGGCGATGCAAGTGTAAATGCAATCAATGAGGCATGGAACAATACCAGTGAAGCATTTAAAACTGCGGCAAACAATACAACATTAGATAATCTACCTAATATAATAAATGAGGCAACGTAATGACAACAAATTTACCTAACACACAAAAGCCTGATAGTAGTAATGAAGTAAAACAATTTTACAATCAGTACTATACAGGTTTTATAAATTTTCCAAGTAATGAAGTTGATGCAGTAATAGGTTTCTTTCAATCAAGAGGCTTTGAAAAAACATCTGCTATTGCTGTAGGTACAGCAATTTTACAACAAGCAAAAATTGATGAAGTAAATGTTTTTGAATTAATTGATACATTAAAAAAACAAGACACTGTACAATTAAGTAATGTAGTTACAGAAATATTAAATTACAATAGACAAAAAATTAGTACATTAGGTTACAAAATTTCCAACACTGCCAATAGAACTGAATCACGAAACATAGAGGTGTAACATGGCCAAGTTCGCTCAAGGACGTTACAACCTAAAAAATCCTGACAAGTATATAGGAAGAAAAACTCCATTGTATAGATCAAGTTGGGAATTTGCGTTTATGAAATTTTGTGATGAAAATCCTAATGTTGCGAAATGGGCCAGTGAAGCAGTGAAGATTCCATATAGAAATCCATTGACAGGAAAAGCAACAGTATATGTTCCTGATTTCTTTATTGCATATGCAGATAGAAACGGCAAACAACGTGCAGAAGTAATTGAAGTAAAACCAGATAACCAAACTACACTTGAAAGTGCAGGACGTAATAAGTACAAACAAGCACAGGTAGTTTTGAATATGGCAAAATGGGAAGCCGCTAAAAAATGGTGTAAAGACAAGGGTTTATATTTTAGAGTAGTTACAGAGAAAGACATTTTTCATTCTGGGTCAAGAAAATAAGATAAATAATAGTAGCAGTTAATGGATTCAACATATGACTAAAAAATTAGAAGAACTTTTAAACTTACCTGACAGCAAAGAGATTATGCAGGAAGAAAAAGAAAAGGCTAAAAAAGAAGCCAAAAATCATGCTATTGCTGAGCAAAATGATACTGTCAGAGATATTGCAGAAATGGATAAAATTGCGGCCGCATTACCACAAGTAAAAGGATTAGGCGAATTAGCAGATAAAGAATTAAATGAAGTTGCTGAGAAATCCATGACAGCATATGAAGATTTAATGGATTTGGGCATGAACGTTGAATCACGTTACAGTGGTAGAGTATTTGAAGTAGCAGGACAAATGCTTAAAACTAACTTAGATGCCAAGGTTGCTAAATTGGATAAGAAGTTAAAGATGGTAGAACTGCAATTAAAGAAAGAAAAGCAGGATAAAGACGGTGGTGATAGCGGTGATTCAATGGTATCTGGTGAAGGATATGTTGTTACAGACCGTAATAGTTTATTAGAAAAATTGAAAAACATGGATAAATAGTTAGTAGGAAGAACAATATGAAACAGTTTAATGATTACTTAACAGAAGCATACAACGATAAGAAGTATGAATTCAAAATTGGGATAGCAGGCAACTATGAAGGTGCCGCTGACAAACTTGAGATTGCGTTGAAAAAGTTTGGAGTAGAAAATGTAACTCCTGGCAAGAAAACGCCAATCCAGGAAAGACCTTTGGATTTCCCACAATTAGAAAATTTAGAAGTAACATATTATGAAGCGGAATTAAAATATCCTACTGTCGCTCGTAGTTTACATGAATACTTGGTACACGCAATTGAAGTACCAGAAAGTCATTTAATTGTAAGAAACATTAATGAACCTCAAGAGGACTATCAAGCACCTAAGGGTAATGAGCCTTACGAAATTAAATTGACTAAAGAAGACATGGGCGGTGAGTCCGCACAAGATCAAGCAGGTTCAAACAGAGTAATGGATTTGTTAAAAGAACTTGAAGTAGCAAGAAAAGAAGTTACTAATAGTCCAGTAGCAAGTGTCAAAGCAGATGCTGAACAAAAGCAAATGGATGCGACTGCTGAAATAGGAACTAAAAGTCCAATAGGGAGTTAATTATGAAATTAGAAGATATCTATAAAAAGATCGAGGCGTTGGACGAAGCACTTACAGAAACAGCATCAGCGTCTATTAACATGACAGGTGACACTGCCGAAGATGTTATAAAATTAATGAAAGCCGTAAAAGGTGAACCAGTGGACATGGATAAAGCACATGACCACGATGCTCCTTTACCAAAAATGAAAACTATGCCACCTATGGGTCCAATTGGTCCAAAAGACGATATGGCTATGTTAAGAGATATTGTAAAAGGTAAAGAAGAAGCAGAGCCAGAAGTTGAAGGCGATTATGCAAATGAGCCAGATGAAAAATATCAAGATCATCACTACATGACAAAAGATATTGCTGGCGGTCATGATCATGGTCAGAAAAAATCATATCCAAAAGTTGCAGGCGGTGACAATCCAATGGCACTTGAAGATGAAATCAAAGCAGAACTTTCTGCGGCATTGGCTGAAAAAATGTCAGAAGGTAAAGACTGTGGTTGCGATGAACATGATGATCATGCTAAATGCGAAGATGACTGTCATTGCGATGAGTCAATAGCAGAAGGTAAAGAAAAGAAAGTTCAATTACCAAGCGGTAAAGAAATTAAAAAATGTCACGATGACGGTATGTCAAAAGCGGACATTGTTAAGAAATATGTAGAAGCAGGATGCAAAAAAGAAGAAATTGAAAAACTTTATGCATCTTCTTGTATGTAAGGAGTTAGAAGATGGCGGGAATAACAAGAGTACACGGATCAGGACTATCAACAGCAGGAAATGTTTTTAGCCCAGGTGCATTCGCTTTTAAGATTTTAGTAAAAATTGCAAACGGTACAGCAGTTGATCTAAGAGCAGAAGATGATGCTATTGACGAAACAGTAGAAGCAATTTGCAAAGAAATTAATCCTTTAATTTATAGTACTACTAACGATGCAAGTGGTACAATGACTGTTGTATGTGACAGCAGTGCAACAGCGGCAGACTTACAAGCACGTATTAGACTAATTGGTAAAGCGGCAAACTACCCAACAAGCACAGTTACAGCAGTTGGACCAAACAATATTGATACAAGCGGTACATTAGTTACTGACGCGGCAACATTAACAGCCACATAATAATATAAAATTACTTTTACTCAAGTAAATTCAAATAGGCCCTCAGGGGCCTATTTTTTTGGTTAAATACTATTACAATGGCAAATAAAAGTTTAGACGGTGTACTAACCAAAAAAGCACACACAAAAGAAAAGTTTTCACAAAAACAAGTAGAAGACTTGAGCAAGTGTATGGATCCTGATACCGGTTATCTATATTTTTGCCAAAACTTTTTTCATATCCAACATCCTGTAGATGGTAAAGTTTTATTTGATCCATATAATTATCAAGAAAGTCTACTTCAAAGTTATCATAATCATAGATTTAATATTAATATGTTACCAAGACAAAGTGGTAAGACAACAACTGCCGCAGGTTACTTGTTATGGTATGCTATGTTTCATCCAGACCAAACTATACTAATTGCCGCACACAAATATACAGGTGCACAAGAAATTATGCAACGTATTAGATATGGATATGAACTATGTCCTGATCATGTAAGAGCAGGAGTTACAAACTATAATAAAGGTTCAATGGAATTTGAAAATGGTAGTAGAATAGTTAGTGCTACTACAACTGGTAACACAGGTAGAGGTATGTCAATATCTTTACTGTACTGTGATGAGTTTGCGTTTGTTAATCCAGGTATTGCAGATGAGTTTTGGACTTCAATATCTCCTACACTTGCAACAGGTGGTCGTGCAATTATTACATCAACACCTAACTCAGATGAAGATACATTTGCTATTATATGGAAAGAATCACAAAATAAGTTTGACGACAACGGAAACGAAAGTCCTGTTGGTATAAATGGCTTTCATGGATTTACAGCAAGTTGGGACGAACATCCTGATAGAGATGAAGAATGGCAAAAGGTAGAAGTTGGTCGTATTGGTGAAGAAAGATTTAGACGTGAGTATGGTTGCGAATTCTTAGTCTATGATGAAACACTAATCAACAGTATAAAACTTGCAAGTATGACAGGTATTGATCCTATAGAAAATATGGGACAAACACGTTGGTATAAAAAACTTGATCCTAAATCAACTTACTGTATTAGTTTAGATCCGTCAATGGGTACAGGTGGTGACTATGCCGCTATTCAAGTTTTTGAATTACCAAGTTATAAACAAGTTGCTGAATGGAGACACAATCAGACTCCTATACCAGGACAAATTAGAATATTAAAAGATATATGTAATCACATCAATGATATTTGTAAAGCACCAGCGGCAGGTAACATATACTGGAGTGTTGAAAACAACACTATTGGTGAAGCCGCACTACTTGTAATTGCAGACGTAGGTGAAGAAAATATACCCGGACTGTTTGTAAGTGAACCTATTAGGAAAGGACATATACGTAAGTTTAGAAAAGGATTTAATACTACCCACAGAACAAAGATTAGTGCTTGTAGTAAATTAAAAAGCATGGTAGAAAATGACAAAATGGACTTATGCAGTAAACCACTTATGTCAGAACTAAAGGCTTTTGTTGCCAGTGGTACAAGTTATAAAGCAAAACCAGGTGCTACTGACGATCTTGTTTCTGCACTACTGCTTAATATCCGAATGATGGGTGTATTAAAGGATTGGGATCCAAGAGTGTATAACACATTCAGGCAAGATCACGTAGATGACGATGATTATGACCCACCAATGCCTATATTTGTAACAGGCGTATATTAGATAAATATTAGCATGAAGAACTTAGACAAAATTGCAGATGAACTTTTTAATAAGATTAGAGGACGTTTTCCAAAGGTAACACTTGGAGATAAGGAATCTACTATTACTAATATGCCAGAAACAGCAAGATTTTTTGATTTTGAGTTTAAACCTGGCGCAACTGTAAATGTAACTATTGACGAAGAATCATTAACTGTGCTATACAATAACAAGTTAATTGAAGGTGAACCACAACCTGTAAAAGCAAAGTGGTATGAATTTATGAAAGAGTTACGTACATTTGCCAAAAAGAGAATGCTAAATTTTGACACAAGAGATATAACTAAATCAAACTTAGATAAAAGAGACTATCAATATCTATCACAAAACAGACCCGGAGAAGAACAAATGAGCGAGAGTAAACTTTATGGGACTTCTAAAACAAGTTTCCAGAATGTTGGCAATGCAAGATTAGTTGTCAAACATAGTGGTCCTGTGGATCATGAGAATCCAGCAGGCAGAACACAACAAATTCACAGCCTATATGTAGAAAGTGCAGAAGGCGAAAGATTCAGATATCCATTTAGACATTTGAATGGTGCAAGAGCAATGGCTCAGCACGTAAGTGAAGGTGGAAACCAATATGACGCATTTGGAAAGTATATCGTATCGCTCAGCGAAGAACTTTCAAAGTTACGTCAGTTTAAAACTTACATGAATCGTTCAAGTGTAATGGCAGAGGGTCTTGCTGGTTACATGGACATTGTAAATGAAAGAATTGATACTGTAAAAGAAACTGTAATGAAACTTCAAAGAAATTCTTACTACAAAGAAGCAGTAGAAACTTTTGAAGAAAAAGTTCTTGAAGAAGTTCCAGAAGATGTATCTTCAACTTGGATTGACGAACTTACAATTAGACAGTTTAATGAAGAACTAAAGAGTGTATTCCCTTACATTTACAATCTTGTAAAAGAAGGTATGAAGCCTACAGAACTTACACCAGACAGTTTAAAAGAATATGATGGACCAGATGAAACACAAGATGGTCCAAGTTCAATGGGTATGAATAAGTACGGACTTGCGGCAGAGAAAAAAGGCGGCAAATTTATTTCATACAGAGACGGAAAGAAAACTGGAGAGTTTGATTCTATGGACGAACTTGCAAAACATCAGAAAGAATTAATTGCTGACGAAAGTTTAGATATTGAATCAGATTTTGAAAATCACTTAGACAGTGTAATTGATAATAGTGTACACGAAGTAGGTCCACAAGGTCAAGAACCACACGCACATAAATTATATGTTGATGGCGACTATGATCAAGATAGAGGCATTAGTGATAAAGACTGTGACGAAATGAAAATGGCTTTGGAAAAAGCAGGCATAAAAGCAGACTGCGAACCAGATGAAATGAGACAAGGTGGAGTTATTATCCATACTATGTCTGATAAAGATTCTGTTATCAAAGCATTAAGCGGAGCAGAATATTCAATTGAAGAAGGTAACGAATTTGCACAAAAGGTACGTGAACTTAAAGCCAAAGGTGCAAAGCCAGGTACTAAATTTAAAACATCAGATGGCGAAGAACATACACTTGAAGATGCTATTAAGTTAGCAGGACTAAAGGTTGAAGATTTTTGGACAACAGAAGAATTAACAAATGAAGGTGGCAATGCATTTGATCTTGCAATAACATATGCAGAAGAAGTTATTTCAGATTCAATGAGTGCAGAAGAAGCCATTGAAAAAATTAAAGAGTTACAATCGGACGAAGACGATCGTTATGCTCAAAAAGTTTATCAAGATTATATCGATGATATCGAAAGAGACGGATTTGCAAAGGTACAAGCCAAAATAGCACAGGCAGATATGGCTGGTCCTGAAAGTGCAGATGACGATACCATGGATGTAGATATTGGACCAGATGGTTCAATTAGTAAAGCAGGTGGCGAAAAGGAAAAGAACGAACTTCCTTTAGATGAGTTTATTAAAGGTCACTTCGACTACACAACTAACCAATTTCCTAAAGGGGAAACAGCAGTGCTTACAGCAGTAGAGAAAAAGTTTGGTGAAGGCCAACTTAAAGATGCGGCTTTAATCATGGCAGAGTTGGTTAAAGGTGAAGACGAAGAGATGCAAAGAATTAAAACTCTTGCAGGATTGGAATACTAATTCACTTTTTTGACAAAGTTTCACTTGACTTTATAAGTAAGTTTGTGTAATATATTAAATATGTGCTACACAATCAAGGCACAAGGCCAAAGGCAATTTAAATAGGAGGCTTAATTATGGCAACACTCGCAGAAATTAGAGCGAAACTTAAAGAAGCAGAATCACGCACAGGTGGTTCTCAATCAAGCGGCGGCGATAACGCAATTTACCCATTTTGGAACTTAAAAGAAGGCGAACAGTCTACTGTACGTTTCTTGCCAGATGGGGATTCAACAAACACTTTCTTTTGGAAAGAACGTTTGATGATCAAACTTCCTTTTGCAGGAGTAAAAGGTGAAACGGATTCACGTCCAGTTCAAGTACAAGTACCATGTATGGAAATGTATGGTGATTCTTGTCCAATTCTTAGTGAAGTAAGAGGTTGGTTTAAGGATTCAAGTCTTGAGGACATGGGTCGTAAATATTGGAAGAAAAGAAGTTATATCTTCCAAGGGTTTGTAACTGAGAACGGTCTTAATGAAGAAAGTACTCCAGAAAATCCAGTTCGTAGATTTATTATTGGTCCACAAATTTTCCAACTAATTAAATCTGCATTAATGGATCCTGATATGGAAGAACTTCCAACAGACTATACTTCAGGTGTCGACTTTAGAATTGTAAAAACTTCTAAAGGTGGTTATGCAGACTACTCAACAAGTAACTGGGCAAGAAGAGAACGTCCAATTACTGAAGATGAGAAGTCAGCAATTGACAAGCATGGCTTGTTTAACTTGAACGACTTCCTTCCTAAAAAACCTTCAGAAGTTGAAGTGAAGGTAATGGAAGAAATGTTCAGAGCATCTGTAGATGGCGAACCATATGATGCAGATCGTTTTGGTCAATATTTCCGTCCAGCGGGAATGGCGGCGAGAACGGGTGATCCGAACGTAGCAACTGCGCCAAGTACTCCGGCGGCGGCTCCTGTAGCAGAAACAACTCCTGCTCCAGCGGCAACTCCAGAGCCTACTCCAGCAGTAGCAACTGAAGAAGCACCTAAAACTGATAATAAGGCGGAAGACATTCTTGCAATGATCCGTTCACGTCAGCAATAGTAGTACATACTTTGTGGGGGGTACTTGTTGCCCCTCGCATTGTTAATTAGGAGAAGTTATGGCTAATAAAGCATTTGATGTTTCTAAGTTTCGTAAAAACTTAACTAAATCCATTACAGGTATGAGTGCAGGATTTAACGATCCGACTGATTGGATTAGTACAGGTAACTATGCACTCAACTATTTGGTAAGTGGTGACTTCAAGAAAGGTGTGCCACTTGGTAAAGTAACTGTGTTTGCAGGTGAGTCAGGCGCAGGTAAATCTTACATTTGTGCAGGTAACATTGTAAAGGCGGCACAGGATCAAGGTA